TATATTACGTATGTTGATATTAACAGATAATCAAATACAATAATATAGTTTACCTTTATTATAATAATATTAATAAAATTTATTAAATTACTGATAAATATTATTAATTAATCAAATGAAATTGTACATCCACCTTGTTTATTTTTTTTCTCAATAATTTTTTTCTCCATAGGTAATATTTGATATACTATTATTTTTTCATTTTTTATATATTTTTCTTTAGAATATAAATAATATTTAAAAATTCTCAAAAATTGACGTAGAATAGTTATTAATTTTTTTGTTGTTAAATTTTTTAAATAAACTTTCTGTTTGCATGGTAAATAGAAATCATTAAGAACAGGTAAAATAATCTTAATTTTTTGTAATGTGCCATAATTTTCTAAATCTTTTTTAGAAAATGTATTAGTGTCTTTCAATGATTTTATACCATATGTATTTAATAGACTATTTAAAATATCTAATGTTGGTGTTTTTTTAAATAATTGATTTATAGTCATTACTATATTTAAAGAAATTTTTTTAATAAATCATACATACTTCAATTGCATACAATTTTCAAGAGTATTATGAGAATCTGGTAAGGGTTTGGTTCTTTTCAATCTATAATCTTCATTTACCTTCTTTATTCTATCAGTATCTAGGGGTATAAATTTATCCTTTTTATCAGATATATCAATACATGTTTCTTCCATAAAAGGTATAATCGACAACATTGGTGGAATTGTTATTACAAAATCTTTCTCATAATTTATATTAGTTTGCCTAAACTCATTTATAGATAATTTGCCACCAAATTTTTTTAACGTTATTCTAGGAGGTGCTATTTTAATATTTAACTCTTTTTTGTTCACTACTTTTCTATAAATAGTATTTAGTAAACTATATCGATCCCATATTTCGTCACTGTTTTCCCCCGATTCAAAATTATAAGCTGCTGCACACTCCGGACTACAAAAATTCCCAAATACATGAATTTTTTCTTTATCTATTTTTATTGGAATACAAAAAGGGAAATTACTAAATGAATGACAACACCAAAAACAATCGATTTTTATTGATCTTGGCCATGTTTGTTGTTTATTATGTTCATTATATTCTAACATTATATGAGAATTTTTTATATTAATTTGTGTGTTGATTTCAGAACGCCGTTTTTCATTCAACTTTGTTAATAGGTCATCCATATTTTCAGTAACATTTATTGATTCAGATTGATTAGAATTAGAATTAGAATTAGAATTAGAATTAGAATTATTAGATACCACTATCTCTTGTTCATCTATAATTTTATTCACACTTATTGTAATATTTTTACCCTTATTTTCTTCTTTATGTTCAATTAAAGAATATGGTGTAGAAGTAAAATTATTAGTACCTGGCTCATAAGGTACTGGTTCATCTATTTTAGGATTATATCTTAATAATTTATTTTCTATAGGTTCATTGTTAATTAACTGTTTAGGTTTAATAGGTAAATGTAATATAATGTTATCATCCATATTAGTAACCACCTTAGTTTCTTTTTCTAATAAATTATATTTATCCTTGGGTTTTCTACCTCTCTTTTTAGGTATTTTAGGTTCTTCAACGTCTAATTTAGGTTTAGGCTTTCGTCCACGTTTTTTTTGAACTTTTACTTCCTCATCAACCTTAGGTTTTGGTTTACGACCTCTTTTCTTCTTCTCTACTGGTTCAGTATTAACTGGTTCAGTATTAACTGGTGTTAAATTCTTAGGTTTTCTCCCTCTTTTTTTAGTAGTAGGTGTACTATTTGTCATGATACTATTTTTTTTGCTTTATTCTTTAAATTAGTTTTTAAAAATATATTTAACTATTCTAAATAATGTTTTCTACATACAGCTCGATACAAATCTGTTGAACCTACTAATGTTTGGTGAGAATTATTAATAATTCTTTTAGTAAAATTACCTATTGTGCCATTTTTACATATAGAACATAAGGCATTTAATTTAGTCACAGATTCAGCATGTGGAATTAATTTTAAAATATCACCAAAGGGATTCCTTAAGTAATCACCATCAAGACCACATATAACTAAATGTTTATTATGATTATCTGCACAATCCACACAGAAAGAATATAAATCGTCGAAAAATTGAGCTTCCTCTATAAATATTACATTAGTATCTTTAAAATCTTTATGTTCATATAAGTCATTTAATCGTGAAACCGATAAACAGTTAACTTGGTCTAAATTATGTGTACTAATTACAGATTCTCCATAACGATTATCCTTGTCACTATTAACAATTATAGTTTTTTTATTAATAATTTGAGTTCTATTAATTAATCTAATCATTTCTGTACTTTTCCCAGAAAACATACATCCTATAATTATATCAAGTCTTCCTGTCATTTAATATAAAAAAAAATATAACTTTAAATCAAATTTAAATATCATTTAATTACAGATTTAATTACAGGTTTAGGTGTGTAACTTTTTTTTTAATACCTTTTTAACCTTGGGGGCAGACTCTTCATCTGAATCATCCAGTAAATCTAAATTAGAATTATCTTCACCTTCATTATCAGAATCAGGAATAAAGTCACACATAGTTGAAACATTTGGCACCTTAACCTCGGCTTTAACTAATTGCCACTGACACATATAATTTCCAGATGCTACCCATAATCCAACACATTGGATGATACCTCTAACCTTTGCATTTTTTACCAAAATATCTTCTGTTCTATCAGAAGAGTCAGAATTATTAATATCAAATGTGTGTCCATTATCACCATTAACAAGTACACTAGACCAACTTTCATCTCTATAAGGAACCTTTAGTCTTATTGTAGAAGGCCATTTACCGTCTGGTTCTCCAGTATCTTTGTCTGTAGAAACCTTAACTATTGGATTATATAAAGCCTCAACTGTTTCTCTAGACACATTCTTCTTTTTAAACCAAGATAAAGAATTTTCTACACCTAAATCTACCAACTTTGAATCTAAATCGTTAAGCTTATCTAAAAATTGAGTCAGTTCATCAGAATCCTCCATTCCTCTAAAAGATAACTCCATACTGTATTTAGGATAAGGACCTTCGGTATACACACTCATATTCCATGGCATATCCATCCATGGTGTTTGAACATTAAACCGTCCATTATCGTTATTTACATAAACCAACTTAGAACCATTATCCAATACCTTTGGTGCCGAGACAGCGACCTTAGTAACATCAATATTTTTTCCTTTAACCAGACTTTGCATTATTTATTTATTAAATGTAAAAAAAAATAAATCAATTTTATTTTGAACAAAAAAAAATAAATATAAAATTTAGATTTAATATTTATTTAATTATTTATTTAATTAATTATTTATTTAATTACGAGTAGTCTTCTTTTTAGGAACCTTTAGTTTCTTAGTAGGCTTTTTCACCACCTCTACAACTGGCTCCTCCTCTTCATCCTCCTCCTCTTCTTCTTCCTCCTCCTCGTCTGCTACAGCTTCGCCACCACCAACATTTTCATCTTCTGAGTCATCCAGTAAATCTACATTAGCAACGTCATTAGTTGCTTCACCATCACCTTCATCATCAGAATCGGGAATGAAGTCACAACCACTTGAAGTATTTGGTACTTTAACTTCAGCCTTAACCAACTGCCACTGACACATATAATTACCAGACGCAATCCAAAGCCCAACACACTGTATAATACCCCTGACTTTGGCATTCTTAACCAAAATGTTATCTACAACGTCTCCAGACTCAGAGTTATTAATATCAAACTTATCGCCAGTATCGCCATTTACCAATACACTAGACCAACGATTGTCCCTAAATGGAATCTTCAATCTAATAGTCGACGGCCATTTACCATCTGGCTCACCGGTATCTTTATCCTTAGAAACCTTAACAATTGGATTATAGAGAGCTTCTACAGTTTCTCTCGAAATAGACTTTTTTTTAAACCATGGGAGAGAATTCTTAACACCCAAATCTATAAGTTTTGAATCAACTTCATTCATTTTATCATGAAAATGTGCCATATCTTCTGATTCCTCCATACCTCTAAAAGATAACTCCATACTATGTTTAGGATAAGGACCCTCTGTATATGTACTCTTATTCCATGGCATATCCATCCAAGGTGTTTGAATATTAAAACGTCCACTATTATAATTTACATATACTAATTTAGAACCGTTATCTAAATGCTTTGGTGCAGACACAGTAACATTTTCTGCATCAATATTTTTTCCTTTGACTAGTTGCTCCATTATAATTAATAATTAAAGTGAGATAATTTTAAATCAATTTTTTTTTTAAATAATATTTATTTACTGATAATTAACACTACATCTAAATTAATATTATTTCTAGCAAGTTAATCTTCTATTAAAAAAAATAAAATTGAAGGAATACTTAAAAGTATTAAAGAAAAACTTCTTATTTATTACTATGGATAAACAACCCAAACTAATTACGTACAAAGATTTTATTACATATAGAAAAAAACCATTTTACTATGTCAAAGATATTAAATATACATTATCTAAACATAATATAAATCATAAAGGTTTAAAGAAAGATGCTCTCATTGGACTATTAAATTCATTATATACAAACTTACAAAAACATGAAAAACATCTTGATAGTATTTTGTTGATTCAAAAAAATTTTAGAGAATTTAGGAAAAATAAAATGGAAAAATTTAAAGGACCTGGTAATTTTATTAAAGAACTATGTCATAATCAAGAAGACTTTTATTCTTTTGAATCAGTAGACATAGTGCCTAACGAATACTTCTTTTCATATAAAAATTCTGACAATTTTATATATTGGTTTGACATTAGGTCGCTAACATCTTTAATTAACAATAATGAAAATGGAAAAGAAATACTTAATCCTTATACTCGACAAATTATACCTAAATCTATTATAAAAATTTATAATAAAAGAATAAATTTACTGAAAAAAAATAATATCAATATTTACCATGAACAAGATAAACTTACACCTGAACAAGAATTTAAGGCACGGGTGTTGGGTATTTTTCAAAAAATAGATTTACTTAATGCTATGGCTGGGGGCACTGACCCAAATTGGTTTCATAATTTAAATTTACCTAAATTAAAAGAATATTATAAACAATTAGAAGATGTTTGGAATTACCGTGCACAACTAACTAAAACTAAACAATTGGAAATTGTACCAAATAGACAAATGTTTAAAATACCTATACCAGTTATTCAGAATTATAATATAACAAAAAAAAGAGACTTACAGAATATTATATTAGACGAAATAGACGCTCTAATATCTTCATCTAATATTGAAGAGAATAAAAGTTTGGGGTGTTATTATGTTCTTATTTCTTTTGTAGAAACATCCCATGAATGTGCTATTGCCATGCCTTGGCTATCTCAGGGTATATAAATTATATAATTTATTTAACACCAATTCATTATATACACTAATTATTTTTTATTAACATAATGAATTGTATCGGAAAGGTCCAGCGCTGTAAAATACTCAAAGAATATAAATATACGACGGGTTAAAAAGAAATTATTGTAGGAAAATTCTAGTAGAAGAAAGACTAAAAAATGTAATAAAAATGTCCATCAGTTTGTCGTTCATTAGATAAATGCGTTTATGTTTCTGGTTCCACTTGAATTAGAAAAACTTATTGACGAATATAATATTATGCTAGATAAACTGAAAGACGAAGATGATAATAAAATATTGAACGAATCATTTAATTACTCGTTAGATATTTCATGGATATCAAATCATATATAATAGTAATCTATAATATAATCTATAATATAATCTATAATCTATAATCTGAAAATACTATATAATATTTCAAATATCTATATAAATGGGATATTTATTTTTTGCCTTTGTAATTTATTGCAAATATTCCACTTAAGATTAATATAATACCTAAAATTTTTTGTTTATTCAGTTCTTCGTTAAAAATAAAATATCCACACAAAATTGTCAATACAATTACTATTGGCTGTAAATGTGGAATAATATAACTTGCATCATACTCTGATAAAAGTGTAATCATAACTAAAGAACCTATAATCGTTGTTATACCCCCTAAAATCAAATACCCTAAATCTTTTTTATCTAATTTTTGAATACATTTAAAATCAAATTCTTTAGTATATAGTAAATATACCAAGTAAGAAAGCATCATGCTGCTGATAACAAAATGATTAATTAACATAAACTCGCTTGAGTTAAACTTTTTAGATACCAATTTTTTTAGAAATGGATTAGCTGTCCAAGCTATCACAATAAATAATAATAATATATATTTACTAGGCATATATAATATAATTATATAATATTTACTAATTAAATTTAAATATATTTATATAATATATGAAAAAATCTAATAAAATAAAATGTACTAAAGATGATTTATTAGG